AGAATGCGGCCTTGTCCGTGAGCCAGGCCTTGACGGCCATGCGGATCTCTGCCGCCACCGACCGCTCATTGAGAACGGCCAGCTTCTCAAGAGCTTTTAGGTCGCGGGCCGACATTCGCAGCGGCCCGACGAACTCAGTTAGCGGTGATGGCGCTCGGCGTTTCTGTGGTGTGGTCATACCACACAGGGTAGCACAGCCTGTGGGGTACTGTGTGCCGACCTACTGCAACGCTTCGGGCCGGGCCTTCTGGTCTTTCTTCGCGTCCGCCAAACGCTGCTGCGAGTAGACGGCTGCGGCCGTGATCGCGCCGACGAACAGCGAGCCCAGATATTCGATCCACTGGTCGGGGTCGAGCACGTCGAAGATGCCGATCGCCAGCAAGGATCCGAAGAAGGCGGCGACGCCTGACCAGAGGGCTACTTCGTGTCCGTTCATAGGTCTCCTGGGATCGTGACGAGCAGCGGCGAGCCGTTGGGCGGTTCGCTGCCGGCCGGGCTGCCCGCATGGGTTTTGACGGGGATGATCCAGCAGTCGCCGTCGCGTCGGGGACGGCCGGTGCTCATGTAGCGGTGCCAGCTCGACGCCTGCGTTTTCTGTTGCAGGTAGATGACGTTCTGTTTCGTGAGCCGTTGCAGGTTGCCTGACCGGTCGGTGCCGGACGAGTCGAGACGGTGCACGTACAGCTGGGTGGCTTGGAGGGGCTGGTCGTGGTTGACGCCGATCCGTCCTGCCTGCCCGAACGCAGCGTTGATGGCGGCTGCTTGCCAGTTCCACTCGCTGTTCATCAGCCTGTCCAGTCTGCGGTGTAGTGGCGGTTGTCGACGTGGACGAAGTCCGACCTGATGTAGGTGCCTACCCCTCCGCCGCGCTTGTACTTGCCGCGTAGCTCTTTCGCGTAGGCGGCCCACTGTTTCGGGTTGCCTTTGGCGAAGCGGAGGTCTGCGGCGACGGTGTCGGGGGTGACGTCGTAGATGTGCTGGCTGTAGGTGGCGCCCCGGATCGACCTGTTGTACGCCCTGTGGCGGTAGCCGGACAGGACGGTGCAGGCGCCGAACTTGGCCCGCATCGGCTCGAGATAGGCGCGGCACAGTCGCTCGAGGGCGTCATGGCATTTCTGGGGCACATACGAGCCGTCGTGGCAGGAGAACTCGTACAGGTGGAAGTTCTTGGAGATCTGGCCTTTGTCCCGGCGGGCGATGATGGCTTTGCGGCGGTACTGGTTCAACGCCGGGTTCGGGCTGCCGTCCTGGTTGAGTGCGGACTGTTGCTGGGCCATTAGAGCCTTCCGTAGATGCGGAGCTGGCTGCCGGCGATGTAGTTGGCGCCGGCCCCGGCCAGATACAGGGTGATCCGGTTGATGGCGGCCGTCGAGTTCCAGGTGGCGCCGCCGCGTTGCATGTATTGGCCGCCCGCGGTCGTGGCCCATTCGGCGATGCCGTCCCACATCATCGTCTTGAACCTGGTAGTCGCTGCGTAGCCGGGGATAGTGAACGTGGTGCAGCCGAAACAGTTGGCGGTCATGTCGGAGGCAGGGATCTTTCCGGCCATCATCAGCGAGAGCGCGGTGAACTGGGCGGCCGTAACAGTGGTGCCGGCCGCCTCGATCCATTCCGACCAGTAGTTGTTGCCGGTGTCGTTGTTGAACCGCATTCGGGCCGTGTCGACGCCGCCCGAGTCGCTGCGTCCGATCAGGACGAGGATCAGGTCGTTGTACGAGCCTGAGATGCTGGTGATGTCGAAACTGGCGGCGGGGCTCGCCAACGTGGTGGTCGACAACAGGGTAACGGCGCCTCCGCCGCCCGCCGCCGCCCACTTCACGCCGAGCGTCTGGGCCGAGTCGGCTGTCAGCACCTGGCCGTTCGTGCCGACCGGCAGTTTGGCGGCGGTGTCTGCCGCCGAGGCGACGGCCAGGTCGCCTTTCGTGTCCCAGAACGTGTCGGCGGCCATGCCGCCCGCCGCGGACGCCCACTTCACCCCCAATGTCTGGGCGCTGTCGGCTGTCAGCACTTGGCCGTTCGTGCCGACCGGCAGCCGTCCGGCGGTGTCTGCTGCCGACGCGGCGATCAGGTCGCCCTTCGCGTCGAGGAGGGTGGCGGGGACGCTAGCCCCGCCGGGGATCGCCCAGTTGTCCCAGCTGGTGCCGTCTGACTGGTAGATCTTGCCCTCGTCGGTGGACGAGTAGAGGGTGCCGGCAGGGACGGTGGTCGCAGAGGGCCGGTCGGCGGCGATGCCGGCGATCAGATGGTCGATGAACCGTGTGCTCATGGCGTCACTTCCTCTTCGGTTTTGACGGTCTTGTCTTCGGCGGCGAGATGCGCGATCGGCACCAGGCTGGGGATCAGCCCGTCGCTGTCGTCGAACACCAGCTCAGGGATGCCACCGACCGTGGTCGACAACGGCATCCAGCAACGCCGGGGGAGCAGGTCGAAGTCCAACATGGCCTGCTCCAGCTCGACCTGCAGGGCGGCGAGGTTGACGGACAGCTCGACGAGCTGGGCGGCCTCGTCGGTCGCTTCTTCGACGGGTTCGCCGCGCAGACCGCGGCCGACGAAGATCCGGGTTACGGCTTCGGTCACAGCAGCGTCCCGGTGGCGTGGTCGATGGTGGCCGGGTTGAACGGGTAGCTGACCGTTAGGTAGGGCTGCTGGTGCAGGTTGTAAACCCCGATTTCGTCTTCCCAGCCGACCCATCCGGGCGTCACCGCGATACCCTCATGGTGCGGATAGACGGCGGTGGTGAAACGCAACAGGTAGGGGGTGTCCTGCCACACCTCGGCGACGAACTTGGTGCCGGGATCCCAGTGGTGGTAGGCGCCGATCGGCAGCCATCTCGAGTAGCCGAACACGTTGTGGTAGTAGTTCAGCCACTCGCTGATGCCTCCCGGTAACTCGGGATAGGGCAGGCTCTTGTGCATCGGCCGGGCTGCCCAGTGCGGATATTTCGGGAACGGGTTGTCGTTGGTGGACATGCTCAGCCCTTCCGGCTCCCCGGCGTCGGCGAACGGCCACTCGAAGAAGACGCGCCACTGGCCGGCCTCGAAGGCGTAGTCGCGCAAGATGTTTCCGGTGGAGACGTTGCGGATCCTGAGGGCCCGGCAATACCTGTCGGGAGCGCCACTCCACGGCGGGGCCGTGTAGTTCGGCAGCCGGTCGCCGTCCAGGATCGGATACTCGGGGTTGCACCACGCCCACACCTGCTGCTCGGGGGTCGGGTCGCCCACTTCGTAGGCCGCGTCGGGTAGCAGCAAGACGCCGTTCTGGGCGGCGTTGGACAGGCCGCGGTCGTCGGGCAGAAGCACCGTCCGGGCTCCGGCGTAGCCGGGGCTGGGCTGGAACTGTCTTTGGATCGTGATGTGGTTGAACGGGATGCGTGTCCAGGTGCGCGGCGGCACGTCGAACCGGCCCGGCGACGAGTCGGTCAAAACGACGGTTTCGACGTGGGCCTGGTAGTGGTAGCCGCCCGGGTCGGTTCCGCCTGTCCAGCCGGACGGAGGCACGACGCCGACCGGGTCGCCGCCCGGTGGGGGTGGCGGGAACTGCCAGCCGCTGCCGGGCGCGGGCGGCAGCAGCCCGGTGGTGCCGCCCGAATACAGCTTGGCGATCTCGTCGGGGGTGAGCGCCCTCGTCCAGACGGCGGCCTCGTCGACCGACCCGTACAGCCAGCTGTGCTTGAACGCGCCGGCCACATACGGGGTGATGGAGTAGCCGACCCGTATTTCTTCGTCGCCGCCGGTCGCGACGCCGCTGGTGTCGGCGGCGGCGGCGACCAGGGCGCCGTTCGCGTACAGCTTGATCGTTGCGCCGTCGTAGGTGCCTACAAACAGGTTCCACTCGTCGGCGACCACGCCGCCGACGGTTTCGGCGTACGCCTCGGGGCTGCCGGCCCCGGCGACCTGGCCGCGGGTGAACCGGATCTCGCGGCCCGGATACATGACGTGCAATCCCCAGCCGGTCATCGAGTCGTCCCCGCCCGTGGCCGAGTTGCCGATGATGTGGCCGCGACGGGTGCCGGCGGACGCCTTCGTTTTCGCCCACACGGCGACCGTCATCTGACCGCCTGACAGCCTGTAGTCCTTCCAGGTGCCGGATCCCAGGTAGCGGCCGCCGGTGGAACTGGTGCCGTCGTAGTTGAACTGGACGGCCCCGTCGTCGCCGACGGTGAGCGCCCCCGCGACGTCGGGGGTGAACGCCAGCCCGCTGCCGTGTTCGGTCAGGTCGTCGGCCGGGTCGACGCCGGACGTGTCCCGCCACGGCCCGGACGTTTCGCCGAGCCGCCAGTAGGCGTACAGGCCGTCAATGGAGTGGACGACCGTTTCGAAGTCGCCGGCGGCACCGGAGAAGCCGGGGATGGGGTCGGCGCCGCCGGGCATGTGGTCGCGGCCGTGGATGATCGGCTTCTGCTGGATCTTGGTCATGCGTACGGGTTGTCGGCGAAGTAGTCGGCCGGCGACAGGTCGAGGGTCAGGGTGACGTCGTCCATGCCGCCGTTGAGTGGCTGGACTTGTTCGTGGACGCCTTCGACGAAGAACTGGTGGGCGGCCAGGCCGCCGCCGCCGGGTGAGCCGATGGTGACGGTGACGCGGTCGTTGATGTCGACGCGACACATGAAGTCCCAGCAGGCCGCAGCACCTGGGGCTCCGACCCGCATCGGCCGGAAGCTGATCGCGCTGATCCGGTTGTGGGGCGTCTTGTAGTTGGTGACGTAGTAGGCGGCGAACGTCTTGGTTTCCTGCCACGCGTCCAGGCCGGTCGTCACTCCCTGTTTGGTGAGCAGGTTTTCGGTTGACCAGGGCCGGATGCCGTAGCTGTCTTTCGACGTGTCGTCCTGGACGACCTGGCCGGCGAAGTTGGGGTTGGCGTCGTTGGTGAACGGTGCGGCCATCGCCCGGTTGATCACCTTCGACAGGTCGCGCGACATGGAGAAGCCGCGGAGATGGGCGGTGTCTGTCGGGCTCGCCGTTACTGCGGCTCCGTCGCCGGCTTTCCAGTCGTTGAAGTCCCAGCCGGTCGCGGTCGCTGTCCCTTCCGGGTCGAACCGGGCGAACCGGCCGTGGATGGCGAGCTTGCCCAGCCGGTTGCCGTACACGTTGCCGACGGCCGGGAACTCGGCGTCGACGGCCTCCTGGATCGCGGTCATCGCCGACTCGCCAGGCGAATACACGGTCTTTCGGAGGGCGACGTTGCCGGAGAACACCTCACGGAACTCGGACGGAATGTCGGCCTGGTCAAGCACCTGGTTGCAGCGGAGCTGCATCCCGTGCTGGTCGTCGTCCGGGGTCGGCGCGAAATACACCTGGCCCTTCGACTCCTTCGGGATGTCGGCCGCGAGTTCGCCGAAGTGGCCGGGAAACATCTCGCAGGCGGACACGATCTCGAAGATGTCGACCAGCTCGACCGTCACCCGGTTCACCCGCTGGGACGGGTCGAAGTCGTAGGTGAACGAATCGACGAACCCGCGGAACCGGGTGTACCAGTCCTCGAGCACCGGGTTCCACAACGCCAACCTGGCCTGTTTCAGCGGCTGGATCTTGTTGTGGAACGGGCTCGACAGGTTGGTGGGATCGAGGATTCCTTGGGTGTCGTTCAGGTAGACGGTGGCGCGGCCGGTGTCGACCCTGTCCAGCTCGAAGCTGCGTCCCCGGTCGATCGTGTATTCGGCCATCCGGATGATGTCGTCGAGGTCTGTCCAGGCGGGGTCGGGGTCGAGGGTGTCGCCGGTGAACGCGATCTGGAACCTGGCGGTCGGCGGGGCCATCTAACGAGTGGATCGGCGGGCATGGGCTCGCTGCTTGCGGCGACGGGCCAGCTGGACTTCGTGGTGGCGGGCGGTGAGCCGGGCGATCTCGTGCCCGTCGATGTGGATCGACGTGTCGCCGCGGTGGGTGAGGTCGAACGCTTTGCCGCCCAGGAACTTGCCGAGCCTGTCCGCCCCCAACGCTTTCGCGCCGAAATAGCCGGTAGCAGCAGCCGCGACAACCGGCCCGGCCCGGCCGGTCATCAGGCCCGCTTTGCCGCCGCCGCCCGCGAGCGCGGACGCGACAGCGAGACCGCGCATCGCCTTCGCCATCCCCGCGATATAGCTCACCAGCTTCAACGCTTTGAACGCGACGAACCCGGCGAGCAAAAGCTTGAACGTGTTCTTCGTCGACCCGGTGATCGCGTTCAAAGCCTGGAACGCACCCGTCAACACACGCACAACTGACTCGACGGCGGCCGCGGCGGCCTTGACGGTGTCCAACACCTGCTTCTGGTTCTTCGACTTGGACAGCCAGGAGACCATCTTGTCGACCAGCTTCGTGATCGCCGGGGTGAGCGTGGACGCGATCGACCCGGCCAGGTTCAACAGCGTGTTGCGCAGGATGTTGAGCTTGCCCGGCAACGTCTGGCCGGCCGCCTTCGCGGAGCCGCCGAACTCCTTGTTCAGCTCGCGCAAGATGATCTTCTGCGCCTCCATCTTCTGCCCGGATTCGGTGAGCGCCTTGATCTGATCCTTCTGGCCCTCGGTGAACTGGACACCGACACGGGCCAAAGAGCCGACGCCCTTGATCGGGTCGTTCAACGCCTTCCCCAGCCGGAGCGCCGACTGGGTCATGTCCGTCCCCGTCGCCACGCTCATGTCCAACGCGGCCTTGGTCGCCTCGTCGAAGATCTTGTTGCCTCTGCCGGTCGCGTTGCGGATGTCGCGGAACGTGAGCAGCATGTTTTCGCCCTGCTTGATGATCTCGTCGTCGGTGCCCGACACGTTCAACAAGCTCGTCGCCAGCTTGTCGACATGCTTCGCCGACACGCCGGCGACACGGCCCGTCGACTTCAACACAGCGTTCGTCTGGGCCGTCACCTTCTGCGCCTCCGCCATCTCGCCGAACGCGGCCTTGGCGACGCTGGTCAGCCCGTAGGCGCCGACGAAGCCGCCAGCCAGGCCGGCCACACCGCGGGTCAGGCTGCCGAACGTGGAACGGCCGCGGCGGGCTGTCCTGTCCATCGACGAGTCGAACCGCTGGCCCGCCTTAGCGGACTTCTTGAACGCCCGCTCGAGCGAGCTGGCGTCGCCGACGATCTCAACCGCGATTCTGCGGGCCATCTATTCGCCCCCGTGCATGGCGGCGAACAGGTCGACGCAGCCGATCAGCTGCGCCGGTGTCAACTCGCCGACCTGGCCGGGACTGACGCCGAAGTAGCCGAGTCGGGCGTCCCAGAGCTGTTCGGCGGGCCGCCCGATGTCTCCGAATTCGGCGTCGAAGTGGCTCCAGAAGAGTCGCCGTTCTCGCTGGAGCTTGATGCCGGGGGGCCAGCATCGTCCTCCGCTGTTTCGACGACGTCGGTCTCCATCGTGATGGCCGAACCGAACGGCGCGTCCGACAGCTCCTCGAACAGCTTGGGCACCTCCGTAGGAGTGGCCTTGCCTGCCCTCCTAAGCGCGATACAGGCGAACACAACGACCAGTTCGGGGTCGCCTAGCCCTTCCTCGATCGTCAACGGGAGATAGCCGCTCAGGCGTTTGATCCATCCCCACTCGCGAGTAGTCAGCTCCTGCGTCTCGAGGTCGAACTGCCAACGGCCGTCATAGGGCAGCACACCTTCGATGACGAGATAGTCCATCAGGGGCCTCGCCGTTCGAACTCGCGGCTGATCCTGTCCAAGGTGCGTTCCAGCTCGCGATGCATGTCCTGCTCGTTCGACATCAGCGCCGGCAACAGGGCCTTCCGCATCTGCAGCGACCCGTACTCGGGATGCTTGCCGGTCGTCTTGCGGATCGACTGCTCGACGGCGACGCCGCGCTGCCTGACCCTGGTTTTGTAGCCGGCCGCCGACCTCGAGTCCGTCGACGAGAACCGTGTCGCCGCGTCCTGTTTGACCACGTCGCCCACGTCGCGCAACGACTGGCGCAGCCGGGTCTTGACGGGCTTGTCGAGGTGTTTGAAGTCGCGGATCAGCTCGGTCAGCCCGCGAACGGCGACGGTCTCCCGCGCCACTAGGTGGTGAAGTACTGGAGCCCGGTCGAGTCGGCCGCCACGAACTCGGCAGACCATGCGTCCTCCTCGCCCCTGGTCACCGACGGGTTGTACGTCAGCAGCTGCACGTTGCCGCGCAGCTCCGGGTTGGTGGCGGAGACGACGCTGGTCTGGTCGGGCCGCCAAGCGAACGCGACGGTCGTCCGGTTCTTGTGGATCGGATACAGGATCGGGTGCGGCTCGCCGGTGCCGTAGCCGTTGAAGAACTCGACGGTCACGGACTGCTCTGTTGCGCCGGCCAGGTACTCCTTGGCGCCGGTGGCGTTGAAGCCGGACACGTCGATCCGCTCATGCTCCGAGCTGAACTCGACGGCGCGGGCCCAGTTCGAGAGGTCGGTCGCGTCGACCTTGACCGAGTCTTTGAGGGCGATGCGCTTGGCCATCTACTTGTCCTCCTCCTTTTTGGCTTTGCCTTTGCTGATCGAGCCTCGCTCGATGGCGCGGGCCTCGGTCTCTTCGTCCAGGTCGGCCTCGAACGTCTCGCCCGGCTGGACATCCATGAACGGCGTCGAGCCGGTCACCGTGTACGTGGTCTTGGTCATAAGAACGTGCTCACCCTCCATTCGCAGCCGAGCAGCCGGCCGTTGGTTGCCGAGTCTTCGATGTACTCACGAAACTCCGAGACGCCCTCGGGGCTGACGACCGCGGTGTCTTCCAACGCGGCTTCGACCGAGGCGGGGTCGTTGGGATCCATCAGCCTGAGCAGCAGCTTCATCGCGGCCTCCTGGTCGGCTGTCGCGACCCGTGCTCGGACGGTGAACCAGACCTGGCTGTTGCCGACGCCGAACCCAGCCCCGGTCTGGAACGGGCTCGCTGGGTAGACGTCGAGCGACGGCGGGGTGGGGTTCGAGTTGAGGTACGGGTAGACCTGGAGCCCGTCGACCTCTGAGGCGAGCGTCCCCAACGCTGTGGCGATCTGCTCCATCGTCTCGGCCAGCGTCACGCCACACCCAGATGCTCTTTGAGCGGGCGCAGCTTCATCTTGTGCCTGTACCAGCTGTTCCTAGCTGTGACGATCGGCTCGGTCTCCGCGCCGACACCGATAACCCCGAACGGTGACGAGGCTTGCCGCCAGTGTTCGACGGCCCGTTCGAGGTTGACTTCGACGACGAGGTCGGGCGGCGGCACCGGCGCCGGAGACAAGGCTGTGTAGCCGAGTTCCCAGTCGATCTCGGTGGCCGCCGCCTCGAGCACCCGTGTCATCCGTGCCGACTGGATAGCCGTCGGAGAGGGGATCTTGAGCAGCTCCTGCAGCTCGGCAACGGACGCATACATCGTCTAGCCCTCGGCCTCGTCGATCGACGCTCTGAGTTCGTCCTTGGTCATGCCGCCGTTGGCCGGCGAGATGTCGCGGCTGCGGGCGTAGTCGAGCAGCTCCTCTTTCGTCATCTCGTCCAGGCCGGCCTTCCCTGCAGGGGCGGCCTGCTCGGCCGCCTGGGTTCGGGCCTCCTGCTCCTCCGGGGTGGCCGGTTCGTCTTTGCGAGTCGAGCCGCCCTCGCCCTCGTCCGCCGGGCCCGAACCGTCGGGCCTGACAACCTGCTGGTTGGGGTTGTCCATCGTGTCAGGGTCGTAGCCCTCCACGTCCTCGAGAACGCTGTCGACGTGGTCTGTCATGGCGTCTTGATGATCTCGGCGAGGCCGTTCGTCTCGACGACGAGCCATGTGTAGTAGCCCGCATAGGCGACCTGCACACCGAGCACGCTGGGCTCGATGACCTGCAGCGAACCGATCCTGTCCTCGTACACCTCGATCGCCGAGCTGGACAGCATCACGGACGAACCGGCCGTGAGACCTGCCGTCACGTAGACGGGGATGCCCGAGATCGACCCGACAGCGCCGGCGCCGAAGCTCGCGGCCTCGAAGCCGGTGCTGACCGCGTTCTGCGGGTTCACCGGGACGAACAGCGGCCCGTACACGCCCAGCTGGTCGGGCGGCATGAACAGGGCGACGCGGCCCTGGCCGGCGGTGGCGGCGTACACCTCGGCGGCGGCCTTCCAGATCGCAGCGTTCACCGCGGCCGACGTCGGAGCGCCGGTCGGGATTGTCGTCGAGGTGGGTGCCGCGGCCTGGACGGCTGCGCCAAGTGCGGCCTCGGTCACGACGCCGTATTTGCCGGCGAGGTCGTTGATGACGATGTCCATGATGCTCGGCGTCGACCAGTCGATGTCCTGCCTCGAAACGTTGACGTAGCCGCCGTAGGTGTTGGCGGTCACGGTCTGCTTCGCGATCGTCATCTTCTGGCTGACCAGCTCGTTCTTCTCACCGACCGGCTGCACAGCCACGTTGGTGTGCTGCGTCACCTTCGGCCTGACCCACGAGTTGCTGGGGATCTGCCTGGGGCCTAGCCAGGTCGTCAGGGGCCGGGCGAAGTCGATGAAGTTGACGACCGGCTGCACGACCGGGGTGGGGAGCAGGCCGGGGTTGTCGGCGGTCGTCTGGTGGGCGGCGGCGCGGTTGTACAGCTCGAGCCGCTCTTTCGGCTCGGCCAGCCCGACGCTCGCCTTCCAGTAGTCCAGGGTGTACTCGCCCGCCGTGCGGTACTCGAACGCGGCCGGGGCGTCGCCGGGACGCATGAACTGGGACAGCTCGGCGATCCTTTCGCGGCTGCCGCTGGAGATGCGGAGCGCATCCTCGAGCGGCTCCATCTGCTCGGTCAGCTCCTTCTGCCGATCCCTGGAACGGGTGACGAGTTCCAGCTCCTGAGATGTCAGGTCGCGGCCGTCCTTCTCGGCGGCCTCGATCAGGCCGTCAACAAACTTCGTTTTCTCCTCGCTCTCGGCTGCGAGCCGGGCGAGCATCTGATCTGTTGCGGGCATTGCGGGGAACCTCCAAGTTCGACGCAGGAAAATGGTCTGTGCGCCTAGGCTCCGCGTCCCCCGCAACTGCCGCGCCTCGTGGACTTACAGCTTTCGCTTGCCCCAGATTCTGCAGCAGGTAGTTCAGCGGCTTACGTCCGCCACCCTACTAAATCTGCCGGACAAGCTCCTCGAAGCGTTCCTCGGCCAGCATGTCGCGCACCAGATCAAGGTTCGGCGTCAACGGCCGCCCGTCCGGCTTCGACCGGACAGCCAACACCTGGGCGCCCTCGTAGGCGGGCTCGGGCACCAGCGCGATGTGGCCCAGCCAGCCCCTCAATATCCTGACCGACGAGCGGGTAAGCCATTTCTCGCCGCCGGGCATCGGCAGGTAGCCGGCAGACGCGCCCAACACGCCGTCCTCGGCCAAAGTGAGCGTCTCGGTGCCCAGGTCGGTGTCCGAGATTTTCACCTCGGCGACCAGGCCCTCGTCGCGGCTCGGATGCAACGCAACCGCTTTGCCGACGACCGACCGCGAGTCGACGTGGTCGCGGTACACCTTGATCCGGTTCGGCCGCCGCTGGATCCCCTCGAACGC